TATTGCATCAGGATATTTTACAGCTACAGCAAGTACAAGTGTATCTGTAGATATATTAAGAGCAGCTTTATTAAGTACTCAATTAGAAAGAAATGGATTAACAAGCACTCCTTTTGAGTTTACATTAGTTTTAGCAGCAGGTACAAATAATGAAACTGTATTTGGTTCAATGGACTGGGAAGAAATAAGCAGATAATATGTCACAAGGATTTACAAAAGGAACCCCTATAGATACAGACCCTACTCTGTCACTTAATAGTGATATAGTAGTACCATCTCAAAAGGCTATAAAGAGTTATTTAACAGTAAACTATCAGCCTTTATTAATAAGTGGTACTAATATAAAGACAATAAATAGTACAACATTACTAGGAAGTGGAAATATAGTATTACCTACAACATTGAATCAATTAACAGATGTTGAGCAACCACCTATTCCAAATGGTTATTTATTTTGGAACGATGATGCTAGCATTTGGCAAACAAATCAGTTAAGTTTTAAGACAATCAATTCTCAGTCTATTTTAGGTAGTGGCAACATTGAGGTAGGAGGAATAGCAGTAGGTACAACGGCAGTAACTAGCGGAACTATTGGTCGTGTATTCTTTCAAGGCACAGGAAACGTAGTTCAGCAATCTGCCTCTTTATTTTGGGATAACACAAACTCTAGACTTGGAGTTGGTGCAACTCCAGCAACAACTGTAAGACTTGACGTAAGAGCGCAAGGTGCTTTAAGTACTGATTTAGCTTTAAGAGTTAGAAACTCGGCAGATACTCAAAACTTATTGTCTGTAACTGGAGATGGTAGAATAGCAATTGGTCTGAACGCTCAAATTCTAGGCACATCAGATGCATTTAAAAATGTCGTTATCGGTGGAGGTGCAAAAGACATTTCTGCCGCAGGTGTTAGTGAGAATGCAGTCGCTCTTGGTTATAACGCAGTATCAAATAATAGTGGAACGGCAATTGGAGCAAACACGCAAGTAACGGCAGTTTCAGGGGTTGCATTAGGTGCATCAGCCTATGCTGGACAAGATTCAACAGCAATCGGTGCTGGAGCCAGAGCGGATGGTACATCTGGATATCAATCATTAGCAATTGGTAAGGGAGCAAGAGCAAGTGCATTGCTTAGTGGAATCATTGCAGTAGGTCAGTCATCTTACACAAATGCATTAGGTCAAACATTAGCGTTCTGTGTTGACCCAACAGGAGCCAATTCACAAACAATGCTATTAACTAACAAGGCGAATCTTGTCTTTAAAAATAGCACACAATTGACATCAGGCACACATTGGAATACAACTGCAACAAACACATTAACAATTCACAACGGAACAGTTCCGAATGGTAACATTGTTGATGCTGCTCAATTCTATGTTGCCGACATTGTGGCTGGAAATGCTGCTCCTCACTTTAGAACTGAAAACGGAAGTATAATAAAACTTTATCAACAACCAAGTACAGGAATTATAACTGTATCACAACTAGTAACTGTGCTACAAAATCTAGGTCTTTTATCTTAAAAAAAACAAATATGGCAGTTTTAATTAAATCAACACCAAAAAAGGCAATTCATTACAAAGACTTGTCAGGTAAAATACAAGAACTTTCAAGTGTTTATGCACGTGTAGAGTGGGCAGCAAGAGAAAATGGAAAGAACGTAGAGGCGGCATTTCCATATATCTATGTTAGTAAAGAAGCTTACGATTTAGGTGCTTCAATTATTCAAACGGACATTCCTACAAGCACAAGTGGAGCGGTGGTTGTTCAAGACAACCCAACGGTACATGAGTTATGTAAAGTTGAACTTGAGAAATTAGGTTACGACGTAGAGATTATTTTAATAAATTTGTAGTATGAAAAAGAAAGTTATGGAAAAAGCTACTGGAGAGCGATATGCATCCAAGGCTAAAATGAAAATGCATGAAAAGTCTGAGAGTCCAAGAATGAAAAAGATGGAGCTTAAAAAAGGAAAGAAATGCTAAAAAAATCTATTGCATTCCTACTGTTATTATTAGCAGTAGGATGTTCTGACGCTCATCAAGCTCAGAGAGGACTTAAGAAGTTCTACAAGAACGGTGGGAAGTTTAACTGCGACACCACGATGATAATGTTGTCAGATACTATTAGGATAAACGGTAAAGATTCGATTATCTACCGTACGTTTAACAGCGTTTGTCCGGATGTAATTGTACCTAAGACTATTCGTCAGACTAGGATAGAGTTAAGATTTGATCACAAAAAGTTTGAGGACTCACTCAAGCACGTAAGAAAGATATACTCTAGCAGAGAAGACTTCTTGATTGATAGCTTGAGACAAGTTGGAAGGACTCAAATAAAGGTTAAACGTGTTGAAACTAAGAACAGATTTTGGATAGGTTTTTTTATCGGTGTGATTACCATTATGTTAGCTCGTACTTTATCTAGGATTTTAGCAAAGCGTTTATTTTCTTAAATTTGTGATTATTTATTAATTGACAAGAGATGAAGAAATTGACTCTACTATTGCTGGCTTTTTTCGGCATATTTAGTCCTATAGAACTGTGTGTTTTTATCCTTATGGGTACAATGTTTTTAGATACGATAGTAAAAATTGTATCCATAAAAATAATATCTGTAAAAACGAATAGGAGATTTTTTGATTTATTTCAGTCAAGGTTATTAAGAAATGGATACATAATAAAATCATTAGGTTACTTTGTATTGGCTCTAGCTGTTTTCCCGTTAGATTATTACATGCTGACACCGTTCCTTGAAAAGTGTATATCGTTCTTAGGTTATAACGTTTCAGTTCCATCCAAGGCAATATTCACAAACATGTTATTAGCAATATTCTCACTTATAGAGATATCATCTATTAATGAGAACTGGATAGATATCACCGGAAACGACATGCTTAAGGGCGTGTTCAATATGGTTAAGAAGATTAGAACTGGAATACATAGTGTGTCAGATACAATTAGTAAAGTAAAAAACAACTAATATGTCAAACGTTAGGTCATACAAAGATAAGGAGTTACTCGACAGAGTTAAGTCACTTCCATCATTTAAAGGGTTTCCAAAAGAAGGAGCACTAGATATTTGGGTTCGATCAAGTGAGGATGCATTTAATTTATTCGACGACAAGGTATACACGTTCGAGTGTCATGAGGACAAGGACCCAACATTTAAGATGGTATGTACTGGAACCAGTAATGCAGGTCAGTTTGGGTTGAAGCACTTTGAGAAGTACAACTCAAAAGGATGCGCTGTTCTTAAGTCTGACGTGTTGGTGTATAAATCGCACAAGCAAGGACTTCATAAAGGTAAGATGGCTTACGTTCAAGCAAAAGGATTCCCATACTACAGAGACAACGACCGTGACAACAGTGCTGAAGAGATTGGCAAGGAGTACTCAGACATCATCGGAGCTAACTGTCACAGAGCAGGAGCCAAGTCTACAGTTATAAATGACTGGAGTACTGCGTGTTTAGTAAGAAACGTTGAGATTGAGTTCATCAAGTGGTTGAAATTCATGATTGGAAGAAATTTATCAGTTGTAATATTAAAAGAGTTCTAATGAAAAATCAATCAACAACGAAGCTAGAGAAGAAGCATGTAGCTCGTCCTGGAGTACATGCAAAGACGAAGACATCAAGTTCTAAAACTTCAAAAAACTACAAGAAAAGTTATAAAGGTCAGGGTAAGTAATTTTTTGTCTATATTTGTAGAAATAAATTAAATACAATGAGCAAAAAATTAACAACAGAAGAGTTAGATAAGCTGTCTAAAAGCAGAGAGCAATACTACGACCTAAGAGGTCACCTTACTGATATCGTGTTAACTGAAGAGAGATTAAAGAACGACAAGCAATCAACACTTATTAACATTGGCATAGCCTACGATGAACTTGTTGCTGTGCAGGATGAGATTCATGCAAAGTATGGATCGGTAAAAGTTAATATGCAAACTGGAGAGGTGCAATGACAATAAGAAAGATATCTATTGGCACTGACTATATCAAGAGCATGCACTATGTTGTTGGTCAAAGCGTCCTGGATAAGTCTTATTTGATAGATACCATTGTCGTTAACTCGGTAGGAAACATAGATATTTGGATTAGTAAGGACAGCGAGATTATAAAATGGAAAACAATTAATAAGAATATGCCTTTTATAGTCGAGCATAACATCGATTTTTAATGATTTCACCACATTACTTTGTAGTGACTCCGATGAACGGTCAGAGATATGATAATATCAGAGACTACGGAGGAAAAGAATTTATCATAAGCTCATCACAAGAAGATCACACGGTAACCAACAGAGTTGCTGTAGTTCAGTCTGTGCCTATTGGTTATGACGGCCCAATAAAGAAAGACGACCTGGTGATTGTTCATCACAACGTTTTCCGTATTTATTACGACATGAAGGGTAACGAGCGTAGTAGCTGGAACCATTATAAGGGAGATGTTTTCATGATTGAGCACGAGCAGTTGTTCTTGTATAAATCACCTGATGGTGAATGGAACGCTCCGTATCCTTACTGTTTTGTTGAGCCAGTGTCAAAGATGGAGTCAAAGGTTGCGACGTTGGGCGTTGAAGAACATCTTGTTGGAACTATTGCATTTATCCCTGACAACAAGTTGATTAAGAAGGGAGACATGGTGTCGTTTATACCAGAGTCTGAGTACGAGTTTAGTATAGACTCACGTAAGTTATACAGAATGAAAATAAAGAACTTATGTCTGAAACTTTAATCGACAAAAAACGAAAGTTACTAAAGGCTGCTGAGAAGGGTGTCGATGAGTTGATAAAGGTTCTTGAGGAGCCAATATTAACTCACGGAGAGGATGACCTTAGTGCTGATAAGATGAAGAACGCTGCCTCAGCGAAGAGACTTGCATTTGAGGATGCGATAGCTATGCTCACAAAGATTGAGGAAGAACAGACCAGAATTGATGAGATAGGAAAAGAAGTTCCTGCATCATTCTCTGGAGTTGAAGGCAGAGCAAAGAAACCAGGAAATGGAAAATGATTACTCGTTATATCGTATTGTAGATGTAGGAATATCTAGCTCTGTTCTTAAAAATAAGAACAAGGCAAAGTCATGGACTTACGGATACGACGAGAAGTATGATGTTGTAATTATTTCTAAGGACGGAACTATAGGAGATATCTACGAGATAGAGGGTTTAAATATAGCACTACCGTCCACGCCACAAAAACTTCCTAAGGGAGAAAACAAGTGGGTAGCCAAAGAGTATCCAAAGGAGCTGTCAAAGATAAAAACTATATTTGATTGGAACAGAAGAGACAACGTGTTCAAGTCTAGGTACGTTGACTACATAGAGAACGAGTTCGACAACAGGGAGCTAGGTTATTGGTTCGTAAATAACGGCAAGCCTTCCTACATGACTGGTGCACACTATATGTACCTACAGTGGTCTAAAACAGATGTCGGTCTTCCTGACTTCCGTGAATCAAATAGAATATTCTATATATTTTGGGAGGCATGTAAGGCTGACTCAAGAAGTTTTGGAATGTGTTACCTAAAGAACAGACGTTCCGGATTCTCGTTCATGAGTTCTGGAGAGACTGCAAATATAGGAACCCTAGCGTCAGATGCAAGACTTGGAATCTTATCTAAGACTGGTAGTGATGCCAAGACAATGTTTACCGACAAGGTTGTTCCAATTGTAAATAACTATCCGTTCTTCTTTAGTCCGGTGAGAGACGGTATGACCAATCCAAAGACTGAGATTGCGTTCAGGGTTCCTGCATCCAAGATCACCAAGAAGAACATGGACGAGGAGCATTCTGAAGAGATAGACGGACTTGACACTACAATAGATTGGAAGAACACGGCAGACAACTCTTACGATGGTGAGAAATTATTATTGTTGGTTCATGACGAGTCTGGTAAATGGCAGAAGCCTGATAACATCCTAAACAACTGGCGTGTTACAAAGACATGTCTTCGTTTGGGTAGTAAGATTATTGGGAAGTGTATGATGGGTTCAACATCGAACGCACTAGACAAGGGTGGTGACAACTACAAGAAGATGTTCTTGGACTCTGATGTAAAAAAACGATCAGCCAACGGTCAGACCAAGAGTGGGTTATACTCGTTGTTTATTCCTATGGAGTGGAACTTTGAGGGGTACATAGACGAGTACGGTTTTCCGGTACTTGAGGACCCTGCAAAACCAGTTAAGGGGATTGACGGAGAGATGATTAAGATAGGTGTAATCACTTACTGGAAGAACGAGGTTGAGGCATTGAAGAATGACTCTGATGCATTGAATGAGTTCTACAGACAGTTCCCTAGAACCATCTCTCACGCATTTAGAGATGAGTCTAAGCAGTCTTTATTTAACCTGACTAAGATATATCACCAGATAGACTATAACGACTCTCTAATGAAGGATAGAGTAATCACTCGTGGTAACTTTCACTGGAAGGATGGAAAGTTAGACTCAGAGGTTGTATGGTCACCTGAAAGAAACGGCAGGTTTATGGTGTCATGGATACCTGAAAAGGCTCTTCAGAATAGGGTGATAATGAAGAACGGAACTAGATACCCGGGTAACGATCATATCGGTGCGTTTGGGTGTGACTCTTATGATATTTCTGGAGTCGTTGGTGGTGGTGGATCTAACGGTGCACTTCACGGAATGACTAAGTTCCATATGGAGAACGCCCCTACAAACGAGTTCTTTTTAGAGTACGTCTCTAGACCTCAGACAGCTGAGATATTCTTTGAGGACGTGTTAATGGCACTAGTGTTTTACGGCATGCCGGTACTAGCTGAGAATAATAAACCTAGGCTGCTGTACCATTTAAAGAACAGAGGCTACAGAGGGTTTTCTATGAACAGACCTGATAAGCATAAATCTAAGCTATCTAAGACAGAGTTAGAGCTTGGGGGTATACCTAACTCATCTGAGGATGTAAAGCAAGCCCACGCCTCTGCAATAGAGTCATTTATTGAGGAGCACGTTGGCTTAGACTTTGAGGGAACATATCGTTCATCCGATGAGATGGGTTCGATGTACTTCACTAGGACGCTAGAAGACTGGGCTAGGTTTGATATAAATAACCGTACAAAGTTTGATGCATCCATTAGTTCTGGTTTAGCTATTATGGCTAACAAGAGACATACTTATGTAACTCAAAAGGAAAAGTCAAAATTATTAATTAACTTTGCGAGATACAATAATCATGGCAACAATAGTCAAATAAAGAACAATGGATAAACCATCTGTAATTATAAAAAACATTCCGTTTCCTAGTCAGACTGCAACAGACGCTGAAAAAGAATCTGTAGAGTACGGTTTACAAGTAGGAAAGTCAATAGAGGGGGAATGGTTTAAAAGAGTCGGCAGCAGCAGCTGTAGATACTACGATCAATATGGTGACTTTCATAGGCTTAGACTATATGCCAGAGGTGAGCAGCCTAACAGTAAGTACAAGAATGAGTTGGCCGTTAATGGTGACTTGTCTTACCTTAATCTAGACTGGACTATTGTTCCTATTATACCAAAGTTTGTTGACATTGTTGTCAATGGAATGAACGACCGATTATATTCTATTAAGGCTCAGTCTCAAGACGTTATGTCTGCTGAGAAGAAGAACCTATTCCAGGATATGATTGAGGCTGATATGGTATCAAAAGATTTCTTGAAGCTTACAAAAGAGCAGTTTGGCGTTGATGCATTTACGGTTCCTGAGGAGGAGCTTCCAGAAACTGAGGAGGAGTTAAGTTTATTCATGCAGCTTAAGTATAAGCCAAGCATTGAGATAGCTGAAGAGATAGCTATCGATACAATGTTTGAAATGAACGACTATAAGGATACCGTTAAACCATTGGTTGATTATGACATAACTACTGTAGGAAAAGGAGCTGCAAAGCACACGTTTGAATATGGGAAGGGTGTTTCAATTGAGTACGTTGACCCTGCCACACTCATCCATAGTTATACTGAGAAGCCTGACTTTTCTGACTGCTACTACTTTGGGGAGGTGAAACAAGTTCACTACACTGAGATTAGAAAGATTAATCCAAACATTACTGACGAACAACTTAACGATATAAAGAACCAAGGATCATCTTGGTACGACTACTTCCCGGTTATAAGACAATACCAAGACGATATATTCCAAAATGAAATGGTTACACTTCTTTACTTCAACTACAAGACGGAGAAGAAGTTTGTGTACAAGAAAAAGTATCTTGAGAATGGTGGTGAGAGAGTAACGAAGAGAGATGACTCTTTTAATCCACCACAAGAGATGATGGATGAGGGTCGCTTTGAAAAGGTTGAGTCAATTAAAGAGGTATGGTATGATGGTGTCTTGGTTCTAGGAAGTAACACGGTGCTTAAATGGGAGCTGTCAAAGAACATGGTTAGACCTGACGCTGCTACACAAAAGGCGTTACCTAACTATGTTGTTGTAGCACCAAGAATGTATAAGGGTAGAATTGAGTCACTTGTAAAAAGAATGATTCCATTTGCTGATCAGATACAGTTGACACATCTTAAACTACAGCAAGTTATGTCTCGTGTTGTGCCCGATGGTGTATTCATTGATGCTGATGGAATAAGTGAGGTTGATCTAGGACAAGGAGCAGCATATACTCCGGAAGATGCGCTGAACTTATACTTCCAGACCGGTAGTGTCGTCGGACGTTCTTATACCGGAGATGGTGAGTTTAATAACGCAAGAGTTCCAATTCAAGAGTTATCTACAAACAGTGGTCAAAGTAAGATGTCTGCACTTATAGGTCTGTACAACTACAACTTGAATATGATACGTGACGTTACCGGACTTAATGAGGCTAGAGATGGTTCGTCTCCAGATCCAAACGCACTTGTTGGTGTTCAGAAGTTAGCAGCATTAAATAGTAATACGGCTACTAGACATATCCTTGAGGGTGGTCTTTTGGTTACTAAGAGAATGGCTCAGTGTATATCACTTCGTATTGCTGATATTTTAGAGCATGCAGACTTTAAGGAAGAGTTTTCTATGCAGATTGGTAAATATAATGTAGCTATACTAGAAGATATTAAGAACTTATACTTGCACTCATTCGGAATATTTATAGAGCTTGAACCAGACGAAGAAGAACGTCAGCAAGTTGAAGCGAATATACAGATATCATTAGCTAGAGAGCAGATTGACCTTGAGGATGCTATAGATATTAGAATGGTTAAGAACCTTAAGTTAGCAAATGAGCTGTTAAAGGTTAAGAGACGTAAGAGATTAGATAGAATTCAGAAAGAGGCTCAGATGACTATGCAGATGCAACAGCAAGGGCAGATGCAGTCTCAACAAGCAGCCGCTGAAGCTAAGTCTCAACAGATTCAGATGGAGGCTCAAGCTAAGGCTTCTATTAAACAGATGGAGATTGGAATGGAGATTCAGAAGATGGAGCGTGAGGTTGAGCTTAAGAAAGAGTTGATGGCTATTGAGTTCCAATACAATATGGAGCTACGTGGGATGGAGACTGAAAATATTATGAAGCGTGAAGATAAGAAGGAGCAAGCTAAAGATAAGCGTGTTGATATACAAGCTACTGCTCAATCTAAACTAATCGATCAAAGAAAAAATAACTTGCCACCAGTAAATTTTGAATCAAGTGAAGATGACTTGTCAGGATTTGATATGGGGTCATTTGAGCCTAGATAATATGGGATTAGTATCTATACAAGGAGTTAAGCACACTGTTAAAAAAAATAAGAACGGTGATATTATAGTTGAGCATACTAACATTAGTAATGGCAAGTATGATAAAATTAACCTTACTAAAAAAGCAAATATAAAGACTATATCTGAAGGGTTAAAGGCTACTAGAGAGTGGCATAAAAAGAATCCATATCATAAAGTAAAATGAAAAAAGGACTATACGCAAACATCAATGCTAAAAGAGAGCGAATTGAAAAAGGATCTGGAGAGACTATGAGAAAGCCAGGAACAAAAGGTGCTCCTAAAGCAAGTGACTTTAAGAAAGCAGCAAAAACAGCTAAGAAAAAATGAAAGACTCTAGATTAGTTCGTGCAGGAGTTACTGGCTATAACAAGCCAAAGAGAACACCTAGTCATCCGAAGAAGTCACACGTTGTTGTGGCTAAGGTAGGTGACAAAATAAAAACGATTCGATTTGGCCAACAAGGTGTATCAGGGTCTCCAAAAAAGAAGGGAGAGTCTGAATCATACAAGAATAGAAGAGAGTCATTTAAGGCCCGACACGCTGATAATATTGCTAAAGGAAAGATGTCTGCTGCGTACTGGGCGAATGTCGTAAAGTGGTGATTTTAGCTATATTAAAAAAATAGTTAATTTTGTAACAATTAAATATAATATATAATGAGTGAATTTAAAGTAAGAGCAATAGATTTTGAAGAAAAGTCTATGGTAGAACAAGAGCAAAAACTACTTGATGATCACCAAAAAGAAGTTGATGGAATCAAGGATGAGCCTATTGTAGAAGATACTCCAATTGTAGAGAATGAAAAAACTCTAGAGATTGATGATAATACAGTTCTTTCACATATTAAAACAAGGTATAATAAAGATATCAACTCTTTAGATGACTTATTTCAAGAGCGAGAAGCAAATGAAGAGTTACCTGAGGACGTTGCTACTTATTTAAAATACAAAAAAGAAACTGGTAGAGGAATCGATGATTTCGTTAAGTTGAATAAAGACTACGACACAGAGGACCCTATCAAGTTATTGGCTAACTACTATAAAGAAACTAATCCAGAGTACGACGACGACGATGTTCAGTCTGAGCTAGAAAAGTTTATTTATGACCAAGACTTTGATGACGAAAAAGAAATCAAGTCTAAGGAGAGAGCTAAGAAAAAAGAATTAGCAGAAGCTAAGAAGTACTTCAATAATTTGAAGGAACAATACAAAGTGCCTCTTGAGTCAAGAGAGCCTTCAGTTCCAAAAGAAGATTTGGATGACTACGAAGCTTATAAGTCTAATAAGAAAAACGCTAGTACACAGCAAGAAGAAAACATTAAGCGTTCACAGTTCTTTGCTGAAAAAACTAATGAGTTGTTTTCTGATAAGTTCGAAGGTTTCGGATTTAAGATTGACGATAACAATAGTGTTAGTTTCAAACCAGCAGAAGCGAATGTACTTAAGGAGAAACAGTTAAATATATCCGACTTTATTGGAGGATTTTTAGATGACAATGGATACCTTAAGAACGCTGAGGCTTTTCATCGTGCTATATCTGTAGCCCAAGACCCTGACAAGTTTGCTAAATTCTTTTATGATAAAGGAAAGGCAGACGGTGTGACTAACATGAGCAAGGATTCTAAAAATATTGACATGGTAAGACAAGCACCAACGCCAGCGACTGATAAGTCAGGATTACAGGTGAAGGTTGTAGAGAGTGGTTTTTCTGACGGTTTAAAATTTAAAAAACGTAAAAACTAACAAAAATGAGTTTAAACACACCAGGGTATTCACTTACCCCAAGTTCAGTTAAGGCGGCATTGCCAACTAACTATTTAACTGATTTCAACTTCTTGAATCAGTATCTTCCTGACACTTACGAACAAGAGTTCGAGCGTTATGGAAATCGTTCTGTAGCATCTTTCTTACGTAACGTAAGTGCTGAGATTCCATCTGCATCAGATTTAATCAAATGGTCAGAACAAGGTCGTTTACATACTAAATATACTGCTGTAGTTCCTGATTCAGTATTAGGTTCTGATACTGCATTGTTCTCAATTGCAGGATCTGGAGTTTGTGTATTTAGAAAAAATCAAACTGTATTCTTGTCTTCAGAGTCTGGTACAGCATCTGCAAAAGCAGTTATTTCTAAAGTAGGTCTAGGGGATTTATTAGCTGATGACCAACAATTTGAAGTTAAATTCTATACAGCAGCTGGTTCTCCATTTACTCAAACAATTGAAACAGTTACTGCGTTTGTATACGGTTCTGAGTTTAAAAAAGGTGCTGTTGGAATGTCAGGGTCTTTAGAGGCTCAAAATTCATTCTTCGATGTTAAGCCAATTATCATTAAAGACAAATACTCTGTATCTGGATCTGACATGGCTCAAATTGGGTGGGTTGAAGTAACTACTGAAAATGGTGCTACTGGATACTTGTGGTACTTGAAATCAGAGCACGAAACTCGTCTTCGTTTTGAGGATTATATGGAAATGATGATGGTTGAGCACGTAAAAGCTGAAGCTTCTTCTGCTGCGTTAGCATATTTAACACAATCTGATTCAAATGTTCAACCAGGTGGAGCAGGAACTCAAGGTTTATTTGCTGCTGTTGAAGAGCGTGGTAGTACTTGGTCAGGTGGTAATCCAACTACATTGTCTGATTTCGACGCTGTTGTTAATCGTTTAGATAAACAAGGAGCTATTGCTGAAAATACATTGTTCGTTAATCGTGAGTTCTCTTTCGATATCGATGATATGTTAGGAGGAGTTAATGCTGCATTTGCTGGAGGTACATCTTTCGGATTGTTTGATAACGACAAAGAGATGGCATTGAACTTAGGATTCACTGGATTCCGTCGTGGATATGACTTCTACAAATCAGATTGGAAGTACTTAAACGATGCTACATTACGTGGTGGACTAACTGCTGGAAATGTAAACGGTATATTGATTCCTGCTGGAACAACATCTGTTTATGATGAAGTAATCGGTAAAAACATGAAACGTCCTTTCTTACACGTTCGTTACCGTGCTAACGAAGCTGAAAACCGTAAGTTGAAAACTTGGACTACTGGTTCTGCCGGTGGTGCTGCAACTAGTGACTTGGATGCTATGGAGGTACAGTTCTTATCAGAAAGAGCACTTTGTACATTAGGAGCTAACAACTTCGTGATTTTCAAAGACTAATAAATTCTCAGAGAGCCTCATTAGTGAGGCTCTCTTTATTTTTATAATTTAAATTCAATTACAATGAAAAAGAAACAAGATCCTAAGGATAGGACTTATCTATTATGTGGTGAAGGCTCACCTGTTAGTTATTTTATCCAATCAAGACACACACACAGAAGTCCATTACTTCATTTTGATGAAGAAAAAAATGAGAATAGAGCATTAAGATATGCTCGTAATCAAAAGTCAATATTTATTGATGAGCAAGATGGAAATGCTATATTAGAGCAAGTAATAATGGAAGAAGGTGTACTAGTTGTTAGAAAAAATAATCCAGTACTACAAGAGTTTTTATATTTTCATCCTGGAAATGTAATAAATGGAGGTAATCAATTTTATGAGTTAGACTTAGAGAAAATGGCACAGCAAGACGTTGAGGAGTTATTTGACGAGGTTGATGCGTTAATTGCTGCTCGTGAGTTAGATTTAAACAAAATGATGGCTATTGGTCGTGTGTATCTTAACGGTAACGTAGACAAGATGTCAAGTAACGAGTTGAAACGAGATATTCTTTTGTTTGCTAAGAACTACCCACGTGATTTTATGGAAGCAGTAAACGATCCAGATTTATCTACTAGTAATATAGCGGCACGAGCAATCAGTGAAGGATACGTTTCATTCAGAGGAAACAAAGACTTGTTCTATAACTTAAAAGATAATAAAAAGAAGATATTAACAGTTCCTTTTGGAGAGAAGGTAGAAGATGCATTAATGGCATGGTTACATTCTCAAGCTGGTAATGAGTTCTACAATTATCTTACAAAAGAGTTCGAAGAATAATTTCACTATATTTGTACTTTATTAACCCATTAATTTTTTTAAAATGGAAAAGTTTTTATCTATCCCAGTTACTAGTCAGGGAAATCAGTTAGTTTCGGCTAATAATGTAATTTTAGTTGAAGCAGGATCTGATGGTGCAACAGCTGTAACTACTGTTATCACTTATGCTGGTGGTAAAGTTGTTACTATTACTCATGCTGCTCAAGTAGCTTTTAGCATGAAAAAAGCTATTCAAGATGCAATTGTTGCAGCTTTGATTACACCTTGGCAGTCTGTTACTCTTGCAGTAACTGTACCACAAGCTGTTAGTGATATTGATGTAGCTTAATTAGCACAAACATTATTTAAGAGAGGCACTATTAACGTAGTGCCTTTTTTATTATCTTTGTGGTTATGATTAACAATGTAAGAAATACGGTACTCACTATATTGAGTAAAGATAATCGTGGATACTTGACTCCAGCAGAGTTTAATTTGCTTGCCGACCAAGCTCAGAAGGAAATATTTGAGAACTACTTCTATCAGTACAGTACTGCATTAGCAAAACAAAATGCTAGACTTCATGGCTCTGGGTACTCAGATATTCCTGCAAGAATAGCTGAAGTTATTGACTTATTCATGGTTCCTGGTGAAGCATTGGTATATGACTCTTTAACTGATTTATTTGCCGCACCAACTGATTACTATAAGATTGAGAGCATAATATATGACGATGTTACAGAGATTGACTATGTTACTAAGCAAGAAGCTAGGATGTTGAACTCAGCTAAGATGACAAAGCCTAACGTTACTTTTCCTATATATACACTAGATGGTGAAGGTATTAGAGTGTATCCTGACATTATAGTTGCAGATGTTTCTGCTGATTATATTAGATACCCATTAGCTCCAAAATGGACATGGGTATCATTAAGTGGCGGTGAGCCGGTATTTGATCAGTCATCATTAGACTACCAAGACTTTGAGTTACCACTTAGTGACGAGAATAATTTGATAATTAAAATCCTTCAGTATGCAGGTCTTACTATACGTGAGGCTGATATAGTTCAAGCAGCTAAGTCTGAAGAGGTACAAGATAAACAAGAAAAAAATTAATAGATGTCTAACTATATTAGTCCAGCAGAACAATACTACACCAACGGTGGTGTGCCTCCAACTGATAGTAATTGGGGTGAGTATCAATACGTTGTGTTAGCTGATATTGTAAATCAGTTCATAGCTAACTACGTAGGTAATGATAAGATGATTAATAACGTCAAACGTAACCAAGTTGTATTTGAAGCAAAGCAGGCTATAAAGTTATTGAACTTCGATGCTCTACGATCAGTAAAGGCTATTGAACTTTTAGTAACATCTAATCTTAAATTAATACTTCCCCCTGACTACGTTAACTATGTTAGGGTTTCAATTGAGATTGACGGCCAGCTTAGAGTTCTATCTGAAGACAGGAGAACAAATACAGCTGTTAAGTACATACAAGACAATGCAGGAAACGTAACGTTCGACGTTAATGGTAATATTGTGACTGGCATATCTGACCTTGATAAGCATAGACTTGGTCAGTACACAGGACCTGGGCCATATAACGGTTGTATGGGATGGTGTATAGATGGTAATTGGTACTTTAGTTATGCTATAGGTGGTAGATTTGGAATGGAGACGAGTGAAGCAAATGCAGGACCAATGTTTAGAGTAAACAATGGTGTGATTGACTTCAGTTCAGCAATGGCCGATAGACTTGTAGTTCTTGAGTACATATCCGATGGTATGCAGAACGGTGATGACACTTTAGTTACAGTGCATCAGTTCGCTGAAGAATTTGTGTACAGATATATAAAGTGGAAGCTTTTAAGTAATAAGGTTGGTGTAAACTTGTACGATAAAAAATTAGCTCGTGATGAAAAGCAAGCTGAATTTAGAAACGCAAAGTTAAGACTTAGTAATTTACATCCATCTAGACTTTTAATGAGTCTTCGTGGTCAGAATAAATGGATTAAATAATTATGTCAAGTATAAGCAATTACTTCACATCTGGAGTAATGAACAAGGATCTTGATGAGAGAATTGTACCAGATGGAACATACAGAGATGCGTTAAATATAACTGTCGAGAACTCTACAGGAGCAAACTCAGGTGCTGTTCATAAATCACTTGGAAATACTATTATTTCTAACCTTTCAGATGTTATTAATGTATATGACCCACTTACATCTAACGCTAGAACTATTGGTGCGGTTGTATATGAGCAAAATCAACTAATCTATTGGTTGGTATCGGCTGATAACTTTGATGCTATACTTGAGTACAACGAAACAATTCAGACTACTACTGTTGTGCTTGCCTCTACAACTGGCCAACTTAACTTCAGCAAAGAGTATCTAGTAACTGGTATAAACTATATCAACGGATTCCTTTACTGGACAGATGACTTGAACCCACCTAGAAAGATAAACATATCTAGATCCAAGACATACTCAGTTGATGACCCACGAATAGACGATGACCTAAGTGTTATCATTGAGCCACCATTGAACGCTCCCTCTATTCGTTTATTCAACACTCCAAATGTAACAGATAACGATAACCATAACAACATAGAAGAGAAGTTTATATACTTTGCATACAGATGGAAGTATATAGATAATCAGTACAGTGCTATATCTCCATTTTCAGCTGTTGCATTTAATCCTAAAGACTTTGTTCTTGACTTTAATATCGGTAACACCAAGACAATGGTTAACCGATATAACTCAGCTGAGATACAAGTTAAGACTGGAGGCAGAAATGTTAAGGAGATACAAGTAATAATGTATGATACAAATGGACTAAACTGTAATATAATAGAAACATTTGATAAGTCTGATTTATTTATATCTGATAACTCGTTCTATAGGTTTACATTTAATAACAATAAGACATACTCTATACTTGAGCAGGCTCAGGTTACAAGACTTTTTGATAACGTACCACTACTAGCTAAATCGCAAGACTTTGTTGGTAATAGAATTATGTATGGAAACTATACACAGTTTTATGACATAAAGTTTCCAGTAGCTATTAATGTAGCCTTTGGATCTGTAGATAATAACGGAGCACTTCCTATTCAAACATTTCGCTCAGACAGAGACTATGAGATTGGTATAATTTATTTAGATGAATACGGAAGACATACAACAGTCCTTACATCTTTAAACAATACTACTTATATACCACCTACTCAGTCAGATAAAGGAAATAGCTTAGACGTTACTATATCTAATACACCTCCAACATGGGCTACAAACTATAGACTTGTAATTAAACAGAATCAGGGAGAGTACTATAACATCCTTCCTATGTATTTCTATACATCAGGTCAGTTCAGATACTTCTTGATACACGAGTCAGATAAGGACAAGTTTGCTGTTGGAGACTACTTGATATTTAAGTGTGATTCCGCAGGACCAACATATTCAAACAAGAAGTATAAGATACTTGAGTTTAAGGATCAGTTGTCAGGTTTTGCAGGAATAAATGGAGCAATACCTGGACTTTATATAAAGATAAAAGTTGATTTCCCTAGTGAGTTAAATCCAAGTAGTGGATTAACATCATATTGGTTTGAATCATTTGGTGCTCAAAATTATAATTCATTTAATCCAACTCTTTTAACATCTTACGCTGAAAGTGCAATATACTATGGTGATTCAGATCCAAATGCTTTAATTGTAGATCAATCCCCAGCTTTAAATTATTTTGGAGAGAATGATTATAGAATAACCGTAGAAGTTGTATCGTTAACTGAATTTAGATGGACAAAAGATATATCAGTATCTGGAGGGTGGATATATGACACTATAGATTATAATACGCCTTACTTTATAAACCCTACTACATTATCCAATTCAACTGCTACTGCGTTAACTAACGGAGTAACATTTATGTGGACATCTCAGCCATCAATAGGAGATTATTGGAAAATAAATCTAAGAAAATGGGCTATACCTAATAGTTCATTATTAAATTACTTTGGTGGAAATACTTATCCTAATACTATTTTATGTCCATTAACAATTGATCAAAATCAAGATATAACAATATATCCAGGAGATATAATAGAAATAAGATTTGAGGAAGATCAAAATGCTTATTCAAGTAATACGCCTCAAATATTTTATAGTAACGGTACATATGAAAACTTAGAAGAATGGTTTGTTGAATCTGGAGAATATTTAAACTTCAGTCACATAGATTCAAATGGAGTTCAACAAGGTGCTAAATCTGTATTTTTTAGAAGAGGAGCCAACTTTAATAATGTTTTAGGATCTGTACAATATAGTACTGTTGCAGATACCATATCTCCATCTGATCCTGTATACATGTTCATAAAAGGAAGTGAAACATCTCCAGATCTTAATAGAATGTCTGCCTCTATAACTGTTAAACACTTAGAAAATGCTATTATAGCTGAGACAGTTGGAAAAGAATCAGATATTGACATATACCACGAGCTATCTGAGACATACAGAATAGTAGATGGAAGACACGAAGTTTTTTGGAATTCAAATGACTATACCGCTCCTTTATATGCAGGTGGATTTACTAACTTAGGTCAAGAGATTCCAGGTTCTCCAATTACAGCTAATGATCAACAGCATAACTTCCATGTAGGAGAACAGATTTATATACACTCATCTAACACATCACTACTTCCATCAGGACCATATACAATATTACAAGTTCCTAATCCATACAACATTGTTGTAGACTTACCGTTCCCTGGTTTTGGACCTGTAACTCCAGCAGGAATATCCTACTATGAGTTTGAACAAAATCAATCAGGAAATACACTTACTACTGGAGCCAAGATAAGAATAAACAATACGAAGGTTATAAACTCTGACTACAATGCATGGTCTTATACTAACGGAATGGAGTCGTATAGAATTAGAGATGACTTCAATAGAGCTACAATAAAGTACAGCCAAAGAGTTTCTACTACTGTAGATGAGTATAAGCAAAAGAAAAGCGAAAATGCTATATCTTACAGTGGTATATACGGTGAGAATACTGGTATAAATAAATTGAACGAGTTTAATCTTTCTTTAGGAAACTTCAAGTATCTAGACAAAGAGTTTGGTTCTATTCAGAAGATGCATGCTAGAGATACTGATTTGGTTGTATTTCAAGAAAATAAAGTAAGCCTTGTTAGGTATGGCAAGAACTTATTATACGATGCTGTTGGTGGAAGCCAGGTAGCATCTATACAAGAGGTTCTTGGTACTCAGGTATCATATCCAGGCGAGTATGGAATAAGTAAGAACCCTGAGTCATTCTCTGTATGGGGAGATAACCTATACTTTACTGATTCAAGAAGAGGTGCTGTTCTAAGCATGCAGGGTAACCAAATTGTAGATATTTCTAGTAATGGAATGAGAAGATACTTCAAGGACTTGATGTACAACTACTCTGACACTCAGAAGTTAGGAGGATATGATCCACGTAACGACATGTACATATTATCAAGCAATGAAACGTCTGTAATACCTTGTGA